AGAATTCTATTTCCAGACTTGGAAGAAGAAGAGGAGGAAGACGAAGCATGAAAATGACACTTGAATACGACGAGACCGAGCGATACGAGCACGAGGTTGCCTGCAAAGCTCTCGATATTTTGATATTGGTGGATGACATAGACCAAGAACTCCGATCCGCTCTCAAGCACGAATCCGGAGCGTTTGCGAAAATGGACGAGGACACGATGGAAGCCGTTCGCGCATGGATATGGGAACAACGTAGCGACCGCAATATCCCAGAACTAAAATGAAGGGCTGGAAAAAATGGATGGCAGTCGGGTGCTCTCATGGCGATCAGATCGACCCAGATGCACGCAAGGCCGTTCTCATGTTCAAAGACCGCTGGCGCCCCGACACGACGATTCATCTAGGCGACTTCTTGGACTTAGCCGCTTTCCGCTATGGAGCTATTTCAGACCCTAACTCAAGCGACCGCGCAGCGAGCATCTCGGACGATCTCAGCGCCGGCATCGACTTCCTTCACGAACTTAAGCCACAGCATATTTTATACGGGAATCATGAAGCGAGACTTTACAAGCTCGCCAATTCTCCGAACGCGCTAGCGGCGCACGCCGCTACGCTCACCATACAAGCCATCGAGAAGACGGCGAAGGAACTAAAGGCGAAATTATATCCGTATCACATTCGATCCTTTTACGAGCTAGGCGGAACCAAGTTCCTGCACGGCTATATGTATAACGTGCAGGCCATCCGCGATCATGCGGAAACCTACGGGCAATGTGTATTAGCGCACCTGCACCGCGTAGGCTGGGAACGCGCACGCACGCTTGACGGGCCTTCAGGCTATTGCACCGGAATGCTGGCGCGTTTCGACATGGAATATGCTAGCACGCGCCGTGCAACATTCGCTTGGTCACAAGGCTTTGCGTATGGCTACTACAAAGATAACTCAATAAACATCAACCTATGCGAAAGACGACAAAACAACCCTTGGCTATTGCCGCTGTAAACAAAGCGTGGGAGGCTTTTTACAAAGTCTCAAAGCACGAGAGAGAGGCTGATCTTGAAAAACAGGGGTGGAAGACAGCCCGCGCTATTGCAGGTGAGACTAAGTCAACCATCGCCGCAACAAATTCACGCTTGGAAATTGCGATTAACAGAACTCAGATTGAATCAAAAAAGGCTAGAGTAATGACCAAGCAAGGACTCCGCGAGGTAAATTTCTTTCGACCGATTGTAAAATAAAAAAGCCCGCAGAGGCGCATGGGCATTGGTTGCGCTCATTTGTAAAGACTTTTCTCAAGAATTATTTTCGCTATCTACGAAAATTTTTCTTTTCATCTTGAAGGGAATGAAGGAGGGTTTGCACATCGAACGGGACGAACCCGAACGATAGAAAACAAAAACAGAAAACCAAAAATGAAAACAACGAAAACAATCAAAGCCGGCCAGACTCTCACAACCCGCAGCATTTGCGATTACAACTGCATTTACACATTAGAAGCGTTAAGCCGCAATGGAGCATTTGCAGTCATCAAATGGAAGAACGATGAAAAGCGCAAAAAAGTATTGATTGATTCAGATGGATGCGAGTTCATTATGCCCGAGCGTTACAGCATGGCCCCAGTCTTTAAAGCAATCTAATAGAAACTAAATATATGGAACCACTCACATTTCTCGCCCTATTCGGAATCTGCACTTGCTGTGCATTCATCGCCGGATACCTAATCGGCAACATTAAAGCCACGTGCGAGTCTGAGCAGACCCGCCGCTGGTGGATGAACCGCCAGATCAAACGGGAGCGCCGCTAGTGACCGCCGAAGAATTACATGACGCGGAATGCACCTTTACGCGCAATTTATTGTGCGGGATGATCCAACAAGCCGTTTACGACATAAAATGTGAAAAGGTCTTTTTGAGCAAACAACTAAACGAGGCTCAAGAGCTTGACCGAGAGTCAGCAATTCACTTCATCCGATCAAAAGCATTCCAAGGCATTTGCGACGTTCTCGCACTCCCAGCAGACAAAATTAAAACTAGAGCATTAAAATATGATATTGGCATTAGATCCGGGGACAACTCACACCGCTTTTATTCAACTCGACCACGGAAAGGTAATTGATCACGGTCACCTTCCCAATGCCGAGATCCGACAGGTTCTTATCGGTCGCGAATACGACCGCGTTGCTTGCGAAATGATCGCTAGCTACGGAATGGCGGTGGGGGCTTCGACATTCGAGACGTGCGTGTGGATCGGTAGGTTCATCGAGGTTGCACGGGTGGACGTCGAGTTGATCTTTCGGAAGGATATTAAACTTTTTCTTTGTGGAACGATGCGAGCCAAGGACGCGAACATTCGCCAAGCCTTGCTCGACAAGATCGGGCCACAGGGAACGAAGAAAACCCCAGGCCCGACTTATGGAATTAAGTCGCACACTTGGGCGGCACTCGCTGTGGCCGTTTACGCAGCACAACAAAAAGGAAAATAAAAAATGAAAATAACAAAAGGAAAACAACAACGCGCGCAGCGCGTAGTCATCTACGGAGTTGAGTCCGTAGGCAAATCAACCTTCGCGGCCAAGTTCCCCAAGCCGCTGTTCTTGGACATCGAGGGCGGCACTAGCCACCTGGATGTGGATCGCTGCGAGGTCGGGACGTGGAAGCAACTGACGGACGCTCTAGCTGAGGCTAAAGCTACGGACTACAAAACCATCGTTATCGACTCCGCGGACTGGGCGGAACGCCTTTGCGTAGAAGACCTACTCGCCAGCACCAAAAAGACCAGCATCGAAGACTTTGGCTTCGGTAAAGGGTGGGTTATGGTCGCGGAAAGAATGAGCCGGTTCTTGTCGTCCGTAGATCAACTCATTGACGCCGGCAAGAATGTGGTAATGATCGCGCACAGCAAGATCGTGCGCTTTGAAGCGCCTGACGCCTTGGCAGCATATGACCGATACGAGCTGAAACTCAGCAAACAATCAGCGCCGCTCTTGAAAGAGTTCGCGGACGAGCTTTGGTTCCTTCGTTTCAAGACCAAAGTAAGCACAACGGACTCCGGCAAAGGAAAGGGCATCGGCGGCAAGGAGCGTATCCTGTTGACCACGCACAGCGCCGCCTACGACGCCAAGACACGCAGCGGCCTTGCGGAAGAACTCCCGCTCGAATGGGCATCGGTCGCGCATCTGTTCGAAGCCGTTGCAACTAAACAGCCAGATCATATCGTTGAAGCCAACGAAATGGTCGGATGGCAGACCCGACTCGCAGAGCATGAAGGCGCGGTAAATCAGTTCCTAATTGCTCGCGGCGTTCTAACATCTGAACAGACTTGGCGAGACTGCGCTCCGGAATACCTACACCGCGTTGCGCTTCGGGTCGATCAGTTCGTGAATACAGCGGTCGAGTGGAGAGCGGCAAACTCGTGACAAATACTGCCCATTATTTGCAACGGAACTTATACCTTAAGGAATTGAAATAAAATGAGTAAAGAAATATCACCCTCAACGCTTCCCAAACTGGCCGAGTGCGCTCTCTTCGAGGGCGCAAGCGGCACAAGCGCGGCGGCGGAACGCGGCACGGCTGTAGACGTTGCGATCCGAAATCTGATATCGGCAGAAAATGACGTTGCAATAGTTGGCGAAGACGCCGGAGCGATAGCTTACGGCGTCGAGGAACTGGCACGCCTAGCGAAAGGATCGTTCGTGGAAACCCGCGAGGAATATCTGGCGATGGCAGTTCCTGGACTATCGAAACTCGGCACGGCGGATGCCGTTTGCAAAGAGCAGAAATGGGTCGCCGACATAAAAACGGGACAAGTCAGAAATTACAGAAATCAGCTCGCGGCCTACTCCTTGGCGTGCATGGAAGATAACTTTGAAGTGTCTTGGACGGCACACGTCATATATGTCGATCAAAAGATGAATCGTAGCTATGACTTTTCATATGAAGAGGCGAAGCAGATCACCCAGCGCACAATCGACCGCGCAACAAGTGCGGAGGCGAAGCCGACACCGTGCGAGTATTGTTCATGGTGTAAACACTACAACAACTGCCACGCCATCGTGCGGCAGGCGGAAAGCGCCATCGCTCTTATCCCAGACGTAACCGGCAACAGCATCGAGGCCATCAAAGATCGCATCCTTGCCACGCCGGAGTCACTAGGGTCTTTTATTCGCGAATGGAAACTGGCGGAGAAAGAGATCGCGGAACCGCTACTCGGCCACCTTAAAACCCGTCTCGAAAACGGTGACGAGGTGGCTGGCTGGAAACTGACGAGCGTAAGCGGAAGAAAGTTTGTCGAGCACGAAGCTATCGCTAAAGCCTCCGAAGGTATCACCAAAGAGACACTAATACTCGCGATGGGCGGTAAGATGTCAGAAAAGAGTTATACTGAGTTCTGCGCCAATAACGGCGTGGAACCAGATACAACGGCGATAAAGGCCGGAGCGCCGACAACACAACTCCGCCAAACAAAAATAAAATAGAAAATACAAATGCCAACATATAAAGCATCAGAACCAAAGCAGGCCGCAATTTATTTCGTCGAGCCTGGAACCTACGAAGTCGAGATCATCAAAGCAGTCGAGAAGACAAGCCAAGCCGGAAACCCTACGATCAAGCTCGACGTTGCCGTCATCCTTGAAGGTGGCGTAGAAGGGCCGAAGATGTGGGAGCACTTAACTTTTACGCCAAAGGCGGCGTGGAAGGTTGATCAAGTGCTTTCGAGCATCGGTCGGGCCGTAGTGCCAGGTGAAGACGTAACGGTCGAAGCCGAAGACTTGATAGGAGAGAAGGGTGTCTGTCTCATTGGAGTCGAGGCAGGCCAGACAAACCCAGATCATCAATTCAACTGCGTTGAGCGTTGGTTGTTCGGGGATGAGAAAACCAAATGGTTAGGCAACCGGCGCAAGCCAGCGGCCAAAACCGACAAGCATATCGTAGCCAAAAGCAACGGCTACGTTGCTCAACCACAAGACGAAACCGACGACATTCCGTTTTAATAAATGAACGGGACTCTCTCTCTCCGGCTGTGTATTTGTATGAATGACTGCCCTGTTGGCTTACGCCTCGAAAGGGGTGATCCGCTGCCAGTCTACCAACATACATACGACGACACGCCGGAGGGAAGAGCATTGGCGGAAACCCACCTAGAAAGAATAGAAGATTATGTTCGACGGCATCACAAGGCTACTAAACCTAACAAGACTAGTTAAAGAACAGATGGCTGATCTTGAATTACTCGTAGAGTTATTAAACATTCGCATCGAGTCGCTCACAGAGGAGAATGATCGACTCATAAAAGAAAACAAGACACTCCGCCAATTCCTATCAGGACAGGATGAATGACAAAATATGAATGATTATTTAAGGTTCCTAGAAAAGAAAAGGCATTCCATTGGTGAATTTGGGTTCGATGCAAATTATATTCCAGATATTGCATTTGATTTTCAAAAACATATAATTGAGAAGGCAGTAAAAAAGGGACGTATCGCTATCTTTGCAGATACAGGACTTGGCAAGACATTGATTCAGCTATCAATCGCAAAAAATATAATAAATCATACAAATAAAAACGTATTGATTTTAACCCCGCTTGCTGTTGCGTTTCAATTTATAATCGAGGCGCAAAAGCTAGGAATTGATGATATAGAATACTCGAAGGATGGGAAATACACTAAAAAAATTGTGATATGCAATTATGAAAGATTGCACTATTTCGATTCAAATGATTTCGTCGCGGTAATTCTTGACGAAAGCAGTATCCTTAAAAACTTTGATGGAAAAATAAAAGGTCAAGTAACCTCTTTTATTAAGAAGATTCCATATCGTTTCCTATCAACAGCAACACCAAGCCCAAATGATTTCATAGAGCTAGGAACTAGTTCTGAGGCATTAGGGTATCTGGGGTATATGGATATGCTTGGTAAGTTCTTCAAGAACAATCAAAACTCAGTTGATTCAACAAATAGGAATATCGGGGAAAAATTCTACCTAAAACCTCACGCAGAAAATGACTTTTTTGCTTGGGTTAATCAATGGTCAATAATGGTCAAAATGCCTAGTGATATTGGGTTCTCAAATGATAGGTATAAGTTGCCCGAATTGATTGTTAATAAGCACGTCATAAAAAACCAGTCCATGATTGACACATCAGGTCAAGTCCAAATATTTACGCCAATAGCAAAATCATTTGCCGAGGTTAGATATGAACAAAAACAGACCGAGGAAGTCAGGTGCAAAAAGGCAGTTGAATTAGCGCAAGGAAATACATCGGTCTACTGGTGCAATACCAACAATGAAAGCTCGCTTCTAAAGTCTATGGATCGAGACGCGGTTGAGATCATAGGAAGCCAGTCAATAGAGCGAAAAGAGGAAATACTTTTAGCCTTTTCTCGCGGGGAAATAAATCGGATAATAACTAAAGCAAAGATGACTAGCTTCGGATTAAATTGGCAGCATTGCAATCATTCTGTATTCTTCCCTACCTACAGTTATGAGCAATACTATCAGGCCGTAAGGCGGTTCTGGAGATTCGGTCAAACGAAAGACGTGACAATAGAAGTAGTGGTATCAGATGGCCAGACAAGGGTGCTAGAAGCTCTACAGCAAAAAACAGACAAAGCTATTCAGCTTTACAAAAACCTAACAGAAAACGTAAATAGACAATTCACAATAACTCACAAGGAGTTTAATAAGGAAGTAATTAAACCTAGATTCTAAATATATGATTAAAGACCAAGAAATAAAAGATAACTATGCAATTTATAATGGAGATTGCATGGACGTATTGCCGCAACTAGATCAAAACAGCGTTGATCTCTCAGTATATAGCCCACCATTTGCAGGGCTTTATAATTATTCAAGCTCTGAAAGGGACTTTTCAAATTGTGAAAATAAAGAGCAATTCTTGCAGCAATATGACTTTTTAGTTGCTGAAATGGCAAGAGTAACAAAGCCAGGAAGAATAAATGCAGTTCATGTCACAGATGTTTTTGATAATACGTGCAGGCTTTGGGATTTTCCGCACGAAGTCATTAAACTTCATCTTAAGCATGGATTTGAGTATCGAAATAGGATAACAATATGGAAAGAGCCATTAAAGGTTCGGATGCGGACAATGGTTCAGTCATTGATGCACAAGTTCATTGTAGAGGACAGCACGAAATGCTTCACAGCGATGCCGGATTATGTTCTTGTTTTTACAAAAAAAGGAGAAAATGAGGTGCCGGTTACGCATCCATATGGAATAAACCATTATGCCGGTGAAATACCTATCTTGCCAAACATTCTCAGGGCGTGGAATAATGCGAACAAGGCAGAATTAAATGCGGAACAACTTTGGGAGCACTTGAATAATGTTAATAAGGAGGACGAAATAACTAAGTTGAATCATTATATCTGGCAGAGATATGCGTCAAGTGTATGGGATGACATTCGCGGAGATAACATTCTGCCATTCAGAGACTCAAAGGAGGAAGACGACGAAAAGCACGTTCACCCTCTTCAACTTGACGTTATTGATAGGCTCGTTGAGTTATATTCAAATCCTAGCGAAGTTATTCTTACGCCATTTATGGGAGTTGGAAGCGAGGTTTTTAGTCCAGTATCGATGGGTAGAAAGGCAATCGGGATTGAGTTAAAAGACAGCTACTTTAAACAGGCGAAACTCAACTTAGCTGAAGCTAGCAAAAGATTTAATATAAAATCAAAACAGGGGTTACTAATATGACCAACCAAATGCAATGGCGCGGGTATCCGCTACGGTGTTGGCCTAACCACCAGGATGACTGCTACCGATGGGACTGGGAAGTCCAGATAGACGGCAAGTGGCTTGAGGTTGTTACGCAGGCGACAAGGTGGATCGAGGATGAGGCCGAGGAGACTTTGCAGCGTTATCTAGAAAGAAAGAAAACATGACTTATTTATTACAGGAAGATTTCTTTGATTTATCTGAATTTACAAGGAATGAAGAAAATTTAAAAGGAAACCAAAATTGTAATATTGGAACAATATCTGAGCTTCAATTTATGGTTGAAGCTGCAAAGAATGGATTCACTATATTTACTCCTATTGGACATAGTCAGAAAGCTGATGTTGTAATCTGGAAAAAGCCTAATAAGCCAATTTCAGTTCAGATTAAAAAAGGTTTATTTGAAAGCTCTGGAAACTGGAAAATATCAACATCATCAAAGAAGCCATCGTGTATGGCAAATAAAGGAGAAAAAGGATCACTATATACAAATTATGTTGATGGCGACTTTGACGTTTTAGCTGCGCACATTGTAGAAAGCGGATGTTGGGCGCTTTGGAGATTAAAAGATATAGCAGGCCAATCTTCAATACGTTGGGATGGTAGCCCAAAAAACAACTTTGAACTACTGGAGCACATAAAATGATCCTCTCACCCGACTTCTGCGACCATTACAAGACGAAGATTCTGCTACGCCTAGCCGGTCACGCTGGGGTCTTCAGTCTTCTTAAGCTCTGGTCGCAATGCCAGTTTCGCAAGTGCGAACGCATAGAAAAGCCAGCGGCAATAGTCGCAGCGATAGCCGACTGGGAAGGCGACCCATTTCAACTCGAAAACGCGTTGATCGAAAGTGGGTATGCAAGGCGTGAAGGCGATGCCTTCATTTTGCATCAATGGCAAGACCAAAACAAGCGTTTATTCAGTAATTACAAAAACGGGAAGAAAGGCGGAAGGCCCAAAAATGACCCTCCAAAGCCTACAAAAAAGCCAGCCGGAATGCGTCTGTAAATAACCCAACCGAAACCCAACGATAACCCAAATGAAACCCAACCGTAACCCAACAATAACCAATGGTGGTCTAGATAGATAGAATATCTATCTATTATCATAGATAGATAGGCTTCGCCTCTCTCGCTTAAGGCGAGAGGCGAGCCACTAGGGGGAACAAAAGAAAAACAAAATGGCAATTTTAAAACGAGAAGAATCAACAAGCACAAGATCGGCAGTCCCGACCGCACCAAGCGCAGAGAAAGCGGCGATCTCGATCTTGCTCCAAAACTACGAAGTGCTCGACGCGGCGAAGTGGGACGCGGATCTGTTCTTCGAGCACGCAAACCGAGCCTTGCTCTCAGCGGCCAAGGAATGCCACAACGAAGGATTCAAGTCCGACATCTTCCGACTCCAGGCTGTGCTTGAAGAAAAGGGGATGATATTCGACGTGGGCGGATACCACGGCGTCACCGAAGCATTCACCGCTTACCCGACAGGGGACGCTGTCGCCGCTCTCGACTTCCGCAAAGACTTGCTCAAAGCCCGCCGGTATCGAAAGGCCATGGCAAAGCTTCACGAAAGCAAGGACGACATCCGAGAGATGCGGGCGGATCTCAACGGCATCGCTCAACACTTGGCAGACTCGGACGAGGAACAAGTCGGGGCGCTATCGATCAAGCAGCAATGCACCGAGCTTCTGAACGAACTCGAAAAGACAACCCAACCCGAACGCTTCCATACCGGCATCACCGGACTGGATGAAAAGCTAAACGGCGGATTTGAGCGTGGGACGCTCGCTGTGTTCGCCAGCGAGACTTCGGGCGGTAAGTCTATTGCTTTGCTCCAAACTGCCCTGCACGGGGCTATAAACGCCAAGAAAGGGGTGATCTTCAGCCTAGAGATGAGTGCACTCCAAGTCATCTGCCGTTTGGTGGCATCCAAAAGCGGATGGCGTTGCGTTTCGGCATACGAAAACCCGAACAAGCAACACCTGGCTGGAATGCAGAAAGGTATCGCTGAAATATCGGCTTTACCCATTACTATTCATGACCAGATCAGCGACATCGACACTATCGAGTCGATATGCCGACAACAAAAGCGCACGGGGTTGGACTGGATCGTGGTGGACTATATTCAACTTTGTTCACCTTCCGCCGACAGCAAAAGCGAAACACGCGAACAACAAGTTAGTGAAGTTGTCCGCAGGCTGAAATTGATGGCGCTGCATTTAAATGTTTGCGTCTTGACCGCATCTCAACTAAATGACAAGGGCGAACTCCGCGAGTCACGTGGTATCGGACATCACGCCGATTACGTCTTACACATCGATCATTCAAACCATCCAGACTCCGAGATCAAACTTATGAAAAACAGAAACGGCGAACGCCACGTTTCCGCGCCGGTTCTAATGCAAGGCGGAATCTCGCGCTTTGTCGATAGGGTGAAGACGAAATGACCTAACAATTTTATAGGCGTTGATACGTTGAAGTTGGATGCCTATAAAAAAGCCACTGTTTTTCTTGGTGGGAGCGGTTGGAGAAAAGCGCCCTTTATTCAGAGCAAAAAAACAAGAAACTATTTGCAAAAGAAAAAAACTATGCGAACAAAGATATTCGATGCACGACCAAACGCGAGACGCGGCGGAATACGACGAAGCTTCTTACACCCCAGATTTTTATTCGTTCGACGATCCCACGGCCGGACACGCCTTTCGCATGACGGCGTATCGAGAAGCCAGCGAGAAACTCCTTGTTGTTCTCAACAAAACGATCTCCTTCTTGGCCGAACACGGCTACAGCCGGAGCAAAACATTGTGGGGCGTGGCGTTCGCGTTAGGTCATCCGCTCACCGCGGGTATGTCGATGCTGGAAGCGGGACGAGAGCTAGGCTGCACCAAGCAGGCTATCAGCAAGATCGCAATGGACTTTCTCGACACGACAGGGCTGCCGCCTTCGACGTCACTTAAAAGCGAGGAAGCTCGCAATACATACCGCAAAACAAATACTAACAAATATGGAACCAAACGAAATAACGGCACTAACCCTGCCGGTCATTGAACAAGAAATACGGGCCGCATACACGGAGGCAAACGCGCTCGCTGTAACGGCCAAAGGTAACGCACGCGCTGCCGTGCTTCGCATGGCAGACTGCGGCCAGATGCTAATGGTAGCCAAAGACCACGTGCGCGGCAACCGCAACGAGTGGCTCGCATCGCTCGGCATCGACGCTGACAAGGCAGCCAAGGCGATACACCTAGCACGCAACCGAGATCAACTAGAACTCGACCTTTGGCCGGCAGACATGGCAAAGCTTGGCGCTCAGATGCTCGGCATCCTTCCGCCTCCAGGTTCAGCGGGCCGCGAAGAGAACGATCCCGAACGCACCACGGGGGCGAGCACGCATTGGCTGACCTACGCAGGGAAGCTCCAACGCTCGTTCTCTGACCTATTCACGCGCAAACCGGTGGAGCAATGGCGTGCTGATGAGCGCGAATCATTAAGGATCGCAATTAAGCCGATCGCAGAGCTTTACGAGAAATTGAAATGATGCGAAACCTTTCAAAAAACTTGGGAACCCTCCGCAAGTAGCTCTCCCCTACGGGTTCTTC